TAAAATAAATATACAGTAACCAATTTTTTTTGTACTATGTGAATGTCTAGAATTAATTTTTATGTTAAATACTATTGAAAAAGTTAAGGAAAGATATAATGATTTAGCAGAACTAAAATCTACAAACGTTATAATCTATCAAAGAGAATCTTTAAGCGATGAAGGTAAAATTGTTTTAGGTTTAATAAGTGATAAAGTAGATGATTATAACACCTGGATTAATCCTGAGGGAATGGATAACCCGATAGAATCTGTAGTAGTTGATTTTAGGCATGCTGGTATCAATATTGGCTGTAGATTAGTAGATAAGAGGAATGAGATTATCAATGGGGTCAAAACTCTTATAGTGGACATGTATGTGCCAAAAGATTCAAAGCTTTGGTTTGAAAACAAAAGAGGTGAGATTATTGATGGCGGTTCTACTTATGACGCAATTAAAAATGGCCGAATTCAATTTGCCTCCATTCAATTTAATCCTAAACCTTACCCCGAATATACTCGCACTGATAAAAATGGCCGTATTTACTACGGGAAATATCGTATTAGTTACGTTAGTTTACTAGATAAGGCTCCTTCGCAAGACGCTGCTTATATTCTAGAAAAATCAAACTTTAGAAATTCAAATAATTCAAATAACTCAAACATTATGCAATACTCAACCAATAACTTAGTTAAATTCAATGATAAATTAGCTACTATTACCGGCATAGAAGGCGACCAATACATGCTTTCTATGGTAGATGATAAATCCACTGCAACTGCTTCTGAGACTGATTTAAGCATGCCAACAGTTGAAGAGTTTCAAAGTTACATCGCTATGGGTGTACAAGAAGAAACACAAGAAGAACCTTCTGCAGACAACACAACTCAGGAAACTGAACGAACTGTAGAACCTACGCCCAAACCTCAAGATAACAGTGAGCTTATCTCAAAACTAGAAAAGCTTATTGAAGTTCTAACCATGAAAATGGGAAAAGAAAGTACAAAAGAACAAAAACCAAAAGAAGAAATGACCCAAAGGTCTGCTATTAAATCTACTTTTATTCCTGTTGAAAGTGTTAAAAACTCAAACATTGAAAGTGCTACTCATTTGAAAAGTAGTGATTTGTCAAAGTCTGAGAAAACTCTTGAGCAGAAATTAAAAGCAAATTACTTAAACAATCTTTATAAATAATATGACACTTACAAACGAACAAAGGGCAAAACGAGTTGCCTTATATAATTACAAATTACCTGGAAGCGAACTATCAACAGTTGCAGCTAAAAGAAAAGAAATGGTTGAATCCTACATGCGAGAATCTAATGGCGATGTTATTGCCGCTTTGAGTCTTAGCTTAATGGAAGATACCAATTTGAGAAAAGAACTTAACAGATCTTTACTAAATACTAGTGCTAACAAAAGAGATTCAAACATTCGTTTGATTGGTTTTGAATCAGAATCAAAATTACTTGAAGAAGCTGAAGAGCTGACTCGTGCCTCTGGTGTTTATGAAACTATTACCCCTGCTTCTGCTGGTGTTTTGGTTCAAACTAATGTTGCAGATTTTATTGCTACAAGAATTGAAGAGCTAGGTCAAATCCGCAAATTGACTTCAAACTTCTTTGATATTCAGCAAGGTAAAGGTAATTTTACTTTACCTCGTCGTTCTAACTCGCCAATTGCAACTTTCGGAGTTGAAACTTCTTATTTGAACAATATTAATCAAGATTTGGACAGTGTAAACCTCACTACTTCTCAGTATGGAGCTTATGTTGGTATGTCTTTGTTATTTCAAGAGAAAATCAATGGAAGTAATCTACGATTTATCATGGATATGTTAGCCGAAGCCATGTATAGAGCTGAGGAAAGAGGTATTTTGAGCGGTACTGGATTAAATGGAAACCCAACTGGTTTGCTACAAAATGCTACTGCTATCACTGCTGGAGCTAACATCTTTGACACTATCACTAATGCAGTTGCTCAGTTGTCTCAAAAGAAAGTACAACGAGACAAATTAACTATCGTATTTAATGGTGCTGTTTATGCTGTAGTAGAGAAAGCTTCTAGAAGTGGAAATAATAATGCTAACTTTGCCTCTCTTGACCTAGTCAACAATAAAATTAGTGGGATTCCTTTTGTTATTACTGAAAATTTGGATTCTGTAGGTTCTGCTGGTTCTCAAGTTGCCCCTTTGGTTATTGGTGACTTTTCTAGTTACTACTTTGCGAGCAATGGTGGTTATCGAACTGATACCGACAACTTTACAGGATTTACTAATTTGACTACCAAGACAAGGATTTACTCTTTTGCAACTGGTATCCCAACTTGGACTGACTCTTTTGCTAAAATTAATGTAACAACTGGTTTGTAGTATGGCTAAATATCTATTCAATTACGATTTGACTTTACTTATTAAGGACGAGAATGGAAACTTTAAATCAACTTTGGTTAAAGCAAATACTCAGGTTGATGAAAAAGACATGCTGGAAAATGATGTTATTTACTACAGCAATTGGTCTGCTTTGAAAAATCAACAAGATGGAAAACCAAATACCATGACAGCTATTACAAAAGTACAAGATACATCTACAGAAACTTCTAAAAAATAAATAAACTATGGCTACAACAATTGCTTTATCTACTGGTGCAAATCTATTTCCAAATGGAAACTTTACTTTAAATGCTACAGGGACAAGCCCTGTCTATAACTTGTCTTCTCAAGATAACGTAGACCTAATTTTTGAATTGGATATTACTTCCCCTTCTAGTTTATCATGGCAAGTTGAATATAGCGTAAACTCTACTTTTACTACACCTTTAATTGTTCAAAATACTATTCCTACAACTGTAGTGGCTGGCAAATATTTTGTTGTTGTTAAAAGAGTTTATGACTATGTTAGACTAAATCGTACTGCTGGAACTGGTAACATTACTGGGAATCTTAAAGTTGTAGTTTAATTATGTTGCTTTCCCTCGCAGACTTCAAACTAAGAGCTGGTATTACTGATACTGCTCAAGATTATTTCTTAATAGATGTCTTGGAGGGATTATCTTCAACTATTGAATTATTAACTGGTGTATCTTTTAGTTTAATTCCAAATTTAGTGCGTGAATATCAGGGAGCAGGAAGCCAAGTCATCTGCATAGGTGCTTGGCAACCTGCTGGTTTAACTATAACTAGCAATATCTATGGCTATGTTTATCCTTTTTTTAACGTAGTTAATCAAGATTATAAGCTAATATACCCAAACTTTAAGAATGAGCAAATAGTTGCTTTAAAAAGTCTAATATATATATTAGACTCTAACTTTTATTTAACTGTTTCTGGAACTATGGGATGGTCGAGTACTGTTCCAAATGATATTAGAAACCTTCTTTATAACACTACCTTTACAGCTATGCTTTGGAATAAGTATCTTCAAAGCCAATACGCTTCTGATGGTGGCTTTATGGGTTTTGTGCAATCAGAAAGAGATTTAACATCATCAATTTCTTATGGTTCAATTCCTCAAAACTTTTTTAATAATGCTTCTAAAATTGCTTCTGGTGATTTAATGAGTGTACCAGAAATTGCTAAGGTTTTGAATAACTATATCATAGAAACTAATCAAACTTTCAAAATTGGTTAATATGCTTCCCAAATCTACTGTTACAATTAATAGAAAGATAAGAACATCTTTACCTGGATATTATGCAGAAGAATCAAATGTTGAAATCTATACTGGATTAATGCGAATTGTTAATGGATCTGAAAGTAACCCATATAATCAAATTCAAATACATGCTCAAGCTGAATATTTAGCTTACATTGAAGAAGGAATGCCAAAATTTTTTGTTGGTGATGTTATTGATTTTGAAAGTCCAAATAATTATAGCGGATCAAAAAAAATTACAATTAAAAAAATTAAACCAATGACTTTGAGAATCCTAAACAGAGTTGCTGAAGCTTATTGCGACAGTTTTAATGATTAAAATATGCTAGAAATAGGGTTGCAATCAGATACTAAAGTAAAAATGACTAGAAAGGCATTTGATAAACTTGGTGATGATATAATTGCTAGACAAACACAAGCAACACAATGTATCCATGAAGCTATTCATTCTTACCCAAAAGTTCCATATGACACTGGCGATTTGGAAGCTAGTTCAGTTGCCAAAGCTACTGCTCTTGCAAGTTTTGTTGCAATGGATTTCAAAGCCAGCGGTTTAGACTATTTGAGTATAGTTGACAAAGGATTGGGTACTTCTAGAAAGTATGGACCTAGGCCTTGGCTTGATAGAGCTAGAACTATTTTTATTAGAAAACTCAAAAGATAAATGTCTAGTAATTTTGTTAATAACACTGTTAAAAATAATAATCAGCTAAATTTGTTAGACTTTGATTTTTTCGTGCAAAGACTACTAATGGACGCTTGCGATACTTTATTTGATTTTCAATGTTTTGTACAAAATCATGTTGGTTCTAATTTATTAACTCTTAATACAGAAGGTAACGATACAAATGTATTAATTACTTTTTGGAATGATACTAATAGTCTTTTAAATACTGATCAATCAAGAACAAATTTTGATTATACAACGCCAACTTGGGATAGAGTATATAGAATTTATCTAACAATGTTTGCAAGTGATACCAATCAAGAATTAATAAAAATATATTCTCAAAAACTTATCTATGCTTTAACTCAAAACAAGTGTCTTTACCAAGCAGTTGTACCTTCTGGAAAGGAATATATTTCAAATTTACAGGCTAACAGGCAAATTTCTGAAATTGACTTTACAATCGAAAAACAAAGGCCAACTAGTCCAAACTATATTACAGCTGATGCTTTAATAGCTTTCACAATATTTTCAACACAATACAAAGTTTCTTAATTAATATGCCAGATACTAATTTATTTCAAAACTACAAATACATACTTAAAGCAGATGAATACACAGGATTATATTTGTGGAATCCGAGTGATTTTTATTGTACTAACCGCAACTATTTTGACAATGCAACTTTGTGGACTCCAACTGCGTCTGCAACTATTACTGTCAAAAACACAGGTAAGCCATTATTGACTACATCGTCCACTACTTACACCCCTAATGGGAATAGACCGTTAGTAGGCCAAAACAGAGGATATATTGATGTCACCACTAGCTCTACTGCCCAAACTGTAACATTTGCAGGTCCAAGCTTATCTCGCGTTAATGATAACTTTTTTAGAATAGTTATTAGAAATTCAACTGCAAGTAAAGCCATGACAGTGCAATATATAGATGGTTCAAATACTGAAACTTTCAATATTACTACTCCGTCAACAGCCAACACTTGGGCAGGCTATACTTTCAAAAAAGGTACTGGGACTTTGGTTGGTACAATGAATTATGCAAATGCAATTCTTATTAAAGTAGGCGATACAAGCACTGGGGCAAATTATTCTATTGCTGCCGAGTATAGTGCAGTTATGGAAATGCATTTCGCAGGGGTACCTGTCGTTGCAGGAATCAACTGTTTGGACTCTTTCAAAGCTCCTTATACAAAAGAACTCGGGCAATGGAAATGTGGTAACTCTCCATCTGGATCTTTTGCAACATCCAAAGCTATGCCGATTGAACTTGAAACCAGCACAGTGAATACTTTACTCAAGTCAATATTTTTAGGGCTTTTACCTCGAACAGAAACAGTCAATTACGACAGAAAGCTCGGTGATTTTGGAATTAGTTCAATTTCAGGAGCCGGTATTGCTACTATTACACTACCTGCAGGCTTAAATATTGTTGCCGTATCTGTTGACGGGTTGCCTTACCAACCAACTGATTTGTCTGTAGCTAATATAGACGAAGGTAATTATGTTTATGCAACTACTACTTTAACTATAGGACCCGGTCTTGGAACTGCAGTTGGTAAGAATGTATCAGTTTGGGTCAACGAACCTATACAAACCAATGTTACTGCCGATTATGGTGATGTTGCCCCACCACTGATCGGTTACATCCAAAAAAACATTCAACTTCAAAACAGCCAAATTAAGGTTTTGATTTGTGAAAAGGTAACTTTAGATTCTGTAGAAGAAACAAGTTCGTTGACGGAGCAAAGCAAGTTTACGCTTAAACTAACTGCTATGACAACTGCCAGAGGTAACTTTTTCAAAGAATTTATTGCTTAATTTTCTAGTATATGGACCAAAAAAATATTATAGCTGGGGTTGAATTCCCACATTTCACAATCAAAATGAGCCAAGCTGGCATGGAACTTATACACCAGCTAAACCATTTTTTTGAGTACGAAGAGGAATATAATAATTGGATTCAATCAAAATTAAAAACTAATACTAATTTAAATAAGTTACAAAAGGCTTTTGAGTCTAGTAATCAAGAAGCTATATTAGATTTTATTAAAGTTGAAGATATCCCTTTTTTCCTTGAAAATTTAGAAAATATCCAAAAAATTGATGAGCAAATAAAATTACTTCCAGAAGCAAAACAAGATGAGGCAAAAGCAGAATTAGAAAAGACAAAGATTAAGTTGTTTAAAACAGTTATCCAAAAAATTGCAAATAATGAAGACTTACATCTTTTGTCTGATGAAGACAAAGATATTGATCAAAATTACCAATCTAAAATTAGAGATACAAAATTTGAATTGTTGCAAAAAATACTTTCTTATTTTGAAAAAGAGAATACTTTTAACTTTTTAGAAAAAACTAAAGCTAAATTTGGTTGGAAAAAGTATAGAGTAGAAAAATTTAGTTTGCAAGATATCACTGATTTAATTTTTGCTATTGCAAACGACCCAAGAAATTCATTTACACGGGTACAGGGTTTTTTAGCCCGCACCCAAAAGCAAAAACAGGCTCAAACCTCTCAAATGGATATTTTGCCAAAGGAGTAAAGGCTGTGTACTGGAAAATGCTTCATGTTTTGGGCGATGGTAAAAAAGATTTGGAAAATGAAACGGTAGAAAGTATGTACGAAATGTTTATTTCTTACACAAATTGGGGTTTTTTAAATGGTATGTTTGAATATAATGCAGGTACAGAAAAAGAGCCAAGAATGCAATCTGATTATTTGTATTTGATTAATGAAGAGAAAATAAATGGTTTAAATACAATTAAAATTTAATTATGAGTGATGATTTGCTATATAGAGTACTTTTTGAAGTTAGTGACTTGTCTGCCAAAATAGATGTGGAACTAAATAAATCAAAAAATAAAGCTACTGAAATAGGTAAAAATGTTGGTAATAGTTTTGCTAGTGCTTTTGCTAATGCTACCACTGCTGTTTTAGGCACAATTAGTTTAGGAAAATTAGGACAAAAAGCTTTGGATAATGTTTCACAACTACAAATAGCACAATCAAAATATGAAGTTATTCTTGGAAGTGCTGAGAAAGCCACTACTAGATTAAAAGAACTAAATAAATTTGCGATAGAAAGTCCTTTTAAATTAGATGAGATTGTTAAAGCAGACACAATACTTCAAAATTTTGGGATTCGTACTGAAAAAAGCCTAAAAACTATAGGTAATACATCTGCAATTACTGGTTCTAGCATGAGTGATTTAGCATTGATTTTGGGGCAACTTTCTCAAAATAAATCAAGAGAAAATTTGAACCAATTATTTGAAAGAGGGGTTATTGGTATGCAAGATTTGACCAAAGCAGGAATTACTTTTGCAAAAGACGGCTCTGTGGTACAATCAGTAGATGAATTATATGCAAAAGTTCAGGATATTATAGCTAAGAAATACGAAGGGGGAATTGATAAACTTAGTAAAACACTGCGAGGACAACTTAGTACGCTTTCAGATAATATTGATCAAACGCTTGGAAATATATTACAAAATAGTGGTATTTATAGTTTTTTAGTTAATTCTATAACTAAAATTAATGAGTTTGTTATTGCCTATCCAGAATTAACTAATGCTATTGCTATAACTGTTACAAGTTTTGTAGGGCTTTTAACAGTATTTAGTGGTGTAAATACAGCAATTGGGATTTTTGGACCAGTTATTAGTTCTTTAATAGGATTTTTTGCTACTACTACTACCACTGTAGCAGGCACAACAACCGCAATTGGTGGATTTGGAACTATACTTGCTTTTGTCACTGGACCAATTGGTATTACAGTAGTTGCAATTGGTGCAATTACTGGGGCTTTAATTTACTTATATAATACAAATGAAATAGTAAAAAATGGAATAAATTTTAGTATAAATCAAATGAGTAGCTATTTTACTTATTTCAAAGATCATGCTTTGGAGGAAACTGGGAAAATTATTGGCTTTTTTATTACTTTACCAATTAAACTTCCTTTGTATGTTGCAGAAGCAATTAATAAAATTACTGCATTAATATCACAGGTTGACTGGAATAATGTTTGGAAAGGTTTAGAAAATGGAGCTAAAAGTGCACTTAATTCAATTGGCAACTTTTTTAACTCTATCAATTGGGGTGATTTATTGAAAAAAGGCGGAGAAGGATTAAGAGATTTTTTGAAAGGGTTGGTAAAAGGAATTTTTGCTGGTGTGCCTGGTGGCGATCAAGCTGTAAAAGCTTTGGGTTTTGCCAATGGTGGAATAGTTGGTTTTGCCAACGGCGGGCAATTAATCAATGTCAATGAAGGTGTTGGCAAAATGGCAGGGCAAGAGCTTGGAATTATAAATGCCAATGGTACTAAAGAATTAATAAATAGCTTAGTTAATCAATTAAACTTTAGAGGTCGAGGTGATACAAACTCTACTCAAAATGTTTCTAATACTTATAATAATGGAATTTACATTGATTCTGGGTTTGTGCCTGGATATTAAAATATAAATTATGACTGAAAAAATTTATCCTTATCAATTTGCAAATTTGCCCCCTTTCAAAAGGTTAGACATGGATTGGAATTATGAAATTGGCTATAAAACGCAGTTTGATGATAACAGTTTTGGCAATGGAACTACTAGAAGCAATGGTGATACTGCAAACTTTCGTTCAGACTATATTTTACCAGTTACTTTCATTTTTCAAGACGATCAAACTTTTAACCAGCTACTCAAATATGCTGATGGCAAACAATATATTTTGTATTTTGTACGACAAGATGAAAATGGCAATATTACTTTTCAATATAACATAGCTGAAATTCTTGGAGTACCTAGAAGTTGGACACAAAACGAGCCATATGGACCCAATGCCAAACTTTGTAGTTGTAAATTTCGATTAGCTACTCCTCGCAGAATAGCTTGTGATAATGATTTGAAATACATTGATTATACAAATGCTAAAGAATATCGCTACGACACTGGGCTGACTTATGATAGTGGATTAATATACGACGCTTTTGAACTTACAAGTGAGTTTTTTGTGTCTAGTTTAAGTAATGAGCAAAAACTTGCCTATTTTGGAGTTTCTAACCCTTTGCCTACTGTAAAGCTTGCTTATCCAAATAAATGGCTGAAAAGGGAAACTACAGGTAGGGTTTTAAATAACTTTTTGCAAACTGAAGATTTTAGCTCAAATATTTGGGCAAAAACAAACTGCACAGTAAATTTAAATTCTAATTTTGGAACTAGTGGAAATATAGACGCAACTTTGCTAACTACAAGTGCAGGGTTACCAAGTATTAGTCAAAGTAACATTGTTATAGCTAATAACTCTATTAAAGCAAGCATAAATGTAAAAATAATTTCTGGTAATGTAACACATGTTAGATGTATAGCAACTAATACAACAGACGGTAGTTTAAATTCAAGCCAGGTAGCTATTGTAAATAGTACAAGTTTAGGCAACAGTTGGTATAATTTAAGTTTTAGTTTCACCACAACTCAAGATAATGGCTTAACAATCAAATTTGAATTTTCAAATAATGGCTCAAACCCTACAACTGGTTCAACTATTTTAATTGAACATCCACAAGTTTTTAATACTTTAGTTTCTGGTGCAAAACCAACTTATATGCCAGTTATAAATATGTATGATGACTTTTGTAATTTTCAAAATGCTTTTTGCTATACTCTAACAAGTAATGATATACAAGTTAGTTTAAATACTTCTCCTTTAAATTTGCAAACTACAATTATTAATAATGATTTAGCTATTGAATTTGAACCATTAAATCAAAATGAATGGTTTGAAATTATAAATTCTTCAAATAATACAGGTTTTAGATTAACTTGGCTTAGCACTACTCCAAGCAATAATTGCTTATATTATCCTATTTCTGATACTATTTTTGACATTCAAAATAAACAAGTTATTGATGTTAGCAATTATAGAATTGATAGCTTACCTTTTAAATTTTATTTAAGCAAGTTATATCCTGATTTTGAAAGTTTTGATTATTTAACAGGCGACAATTTAAAAATTCAAAAAAGTACTAGTCAAAATCTAACTATTTTAATGCAAAACCTTAAACAATTCCTATAATGTCTAATATCTTAACCCCCTATACTTCAGTTGCTAATATTATAGCAGGCAGTTTGATTACTTCTGCAAGTGTTAATACTCAGAAAAGCAATGTAGATACATATTTTACTACCAATGTACCTACTACACCAGTTGTTTCTGTTAGCACTAGTTCCAGTATCACTACTAACAACCAGTATATATTTTGTGCTAATACAAGTAATATCACAATCACTTTACCTGCAATACCTGCAAGTGGTAAAAATATTTGGCTAAAGTTTGTAAAAACTGCTAGCAATAACAACACAATAACAATTGTTGGGAATGGTAGCCAAACAATTAGTAGCAGTGCAAACTATGTATTATATACTAAAGATAGCTTTATTGATTTAGTTGGTGTTGTCGGCACTAACGATTGGGTAATTACATCTCAATATGTAGAAACAAAAACGCTAAGATTTAGAGTCTGGAAAGAAACCACAACCCAGACAATCAGTGCAAATAATTTTGGAACCGCAACCCCTTTGATTTTTAACTCCATTAATCAAAATTACTATAATGATCGTGCAGATGTGAATTTAACTACTGGTTTATTTACTTGTTCTGTGCCAGGCAAATGGGAATTCACTGGGGGAGTATATTGGCAAACAGGAAGCAACCAAGTTGAATGCTATCTTATGAATGGAACTGGTACTGGAGGCACAAACTTTGGTTCTGGAACTAATAACAATGGGAATATAGACGCTAAAATTATTTTGCCAGCGGTACAAGTTAAATTAGCAGTTGGTGATATAATGTCTTTAAAAGTAGTAAGTCAAGGGTCAAATAGAGTTGTAAATACTGGGCAATCTGACACCTGGTTTGCTGGAAAATGGCTTAGTTTCTAATATTTGATATGATTCAACTTTTTGCAATTCAACCTTACACAAGCTTAGTCTTTTTTGGTGGAGAACTAGACATAGCTGGCGGTGGAATCTTGATTGACAGTTTGAATGGTTCTAAAAGAGAACCTTACCAACTAAAATTAATTATTAAACCTACTCTTAAAGAATTTGATTTATTTAAAAATCAATTGAATATTGGTGTTAGATTTAAAAATATTCTCAAAGACGGTACTGTAAATTTTGATATTGCTTTTTATAAAGATAGACAAAGCCAAATTAATCGAGCCAACGGTTATATAGAAATTCTATTTCGTTCAATGTGTGGCTTATTAGATTTGAAAGAACCAAAACTTATACCTTCATTTAGTGTAATTTCTTCCACACCACAAAATTTTTTAAATTCAATTTCTTCAAACTATATATTCAAATATATAGGCCAAAGTAGTAATAATGTAAATATTATAACTGGTAATCTTGGTAATTTACAACTAATTAATACTTTAGCTGATACTTTGGGAAATGTTACTTGGCGTGAAGGAAACATTGAAAATAATTTGCCAGTTATTCAATTTGGGCAATTTGAAAATTTAGCAAAAGTAGCTACTGCTAGAAGTTACTACATTGATGATCCAAATTCTTTTGATTTTAGAATTTTAAATGCACCTAAACAAAATTTAAATGGTAATGTTGTTACTCATTTAAAAGTTATTTCTAGTTTATCTACAGGAAACGGAGCAGATGAAAATAGTAGCATATTTTTGGATGGTTCAATTCAAATTGACCCAGCCTATCCACTTGTAGATTTAGGAGAAAGAACCGCACAAGGTAAAATCATTTATAGGATTTTTAATACACAAGCTTTTGCTCAAATTGGAGTAATACAACTTGACGAAACTACAATCAATATTGCCTCAAATATGATTGATAGCCAAACTGGACAACAGTTACAAGATTTACAGCAAGGAAAACAAAGTATATATAACCAAGCGGTGGGACAATTAAAAAAACAAGGGTTTGGGTTTTCTTATTCTATACAATTTCAAGCTAAAAAGATGCTTTTACCTTGTGATAAAGTTTTGATAAATTTTGAGTCAAGTTTAGAAATTAATGGGAAAAATAAAGATATTTTAACAATAAAAAACTATGAATTAATAGTTGATAAAATGGAATATAAATCAAATGATTTAGCTAATTTATGAAAGTTATACTAACTACTGACCCAATAAGCGAAGCCAAAACTGATGCTGAAATGCAAGTAAGAGGTATAATTCCTGCTGAACAAGAAGCATTAAAAAAAATGGTTGAGCAAAATAAATTAGACGGAAAACTACCAGAAACTCCAAAAGTTGAACGTAATATTTCCAGTAGTTTAGGTGGCCAAAAGTTTTACACTGGCAATATTCCTGATTCCGCAACTGGTATTGTAGGCAGTGGCATTGACTTTACTTATTTTGATGGTATAGTAGCTATTCCAAGCCAAACACAATTAAAAATAAATAATATAACTAGACTTGACATGGATTTATTCGTACAAATATTTTATAGCTCATTCGCAGTTGGCAATTTTAGTACTAATTACACTTTCCCAGTCTATTTGAAGCTTGGCTTATATGATAGTATTAAACAAACGCCTTTTGAAGCTTGGCTAAATCCATTTCTTGGAAACATGGTGATTAATAGAACCGCTTCTACTGTTACTTTTAACCAATTTGGTCAAACTTATAATCTGTTTAATACAATTACTAGAACTTATACTAATTATAATGACCCTATATTTTTAACAAACCGAGACGGAATTAGTAGCAACCAATTAAATCAGATTATTAATAATGGTGTACAGCTAATTTATCAAATAGCTGTTGATACTTCTAGTATGACAAATACAAACGACATCAACATATTTCAAAGGTTAGATACAGACACTTTGCCAGCTGGCATTAGCGGTTTGTTTAGAGTCAATCTTAACTTTAGAATACAAGGAAATCAAGCAGTTTAAAACTGCGTATAATAAGTGTTATATGAACCAAAATTAAAATGGTAAAATGCTATTTTCTACGAGTTTGTTGACGTCAACAAAATGGGAATTTGCCAGGTTTTTAGACTTTTCACAGGTAAGTTTATTTAAAAATTGATAGTTAATAGTAAGTTAATAATCGTTGTAATTAGAAAAATTAAAGAAACTTTTAAAAACCATTTTTTATACTTTTCAGTAATTTCTAATTGTTGTTTTAGAATTGAATATTCTCTTACACTCGCATTAAAAATTTGTTCAAAAATCTTCTCTTTGTTTGGTTCATCTTCATTTTCTTTTATAGAAAATAGATTTTTTGTTTGGGCTGGATTAAAACCAACTGTTACTTTGATAGACCAATTTATCTTTGTCCAAATGGCAACTATTATGGCTAATAAGCTATAAAAAATAAGTTTTCTCAAAATTGTATTGATAGTTTGATTTTCAATAGAAATAATAAAACCTGTAAAAATCAGAATTGTAATTGTGATTTGATTACATATATTTCTAGTTTCTGATATTGATTGTAGCAAACTAGCATGTTGCTCTTTTTGATAATCAAACATTTTTTCATAAATGTAGCTTTTGTCTTCTGAGCTAAGCTTTGGTTTTTTTCTTAAAAGCATAGTTTAAATTTTTTCAATTCTGAGTATGTAGTCATCTTTTTCTAATTGACCCATTTTTTGGCCATTCATTTCGCAATTTATAAAGATAATATTAATACAATTTTTAAATTTGATATAAGAATTTATATTGTTATTTACAAAAAAGACCTGTATTTCTACAAGTCTAATTTGCCAATATTGTTACAAGAAATCTCTTTTGAGAGCTATGCTTTCATTATCAAATTTCAGGGACCCAGTCAAACTGTGTCATCAACTAAATAATAGCAACAATTTAAATCTTTGTCAATTTAAAAATCTTTCCATTTTTTAGCTATTTTTTGCCAGAAACTTGGTTTTTTGATTTGTCTAGTTTCTAATTCTTTAACTTTTTGAGTCAAATTTAGGATTAAAATTTGGTAATTATTACCCTCAGTTTCTTTCTTTTCTATTCTTTCTCTAAGCCATTTATGTTGAGTCAACAAATGGTCAATAAATTTGTCTTTGTCCTCATAGCCAGTTTTATTTGTGTTTTTTGACTCCTTTACCTTATTTTTTCTATCATCTAAATATTTATCTAACGCTGTTTTTGGATATAATGATATTAGTCTATTATTTCTTAGTACTTTTTTCTTGACTGATTTAAAAAAATCTGATTGTTTCAGTGTAGATTTACACTTACTAATATATTTAGAAGCCTCTTCTGTAGTCAAAAAGTTTTCTTTAAAATTGTCCTCATTGACTCTTTCAATCAAAATATCTGGTTCATTTTCATTCATATTCAAACTTACATAACATAAACCAATTTAGATGTCAAATGTTTAAACCTTTCAGCAGTAATTACCCAATAACTAGCGATTTTGGACCTAGACAAACTTTTACAAAATTTCATGACGGAATCGATTTTGGTTGCACTATTGGTACTGAAATTTTTGCAGTGGAAGACGGGACAATTATTGTATCTACTTTTGACCAAAACGGAGCTACTTGGATTGATTTAAAATCAAATACTGGTAACATTTGGAGATATTTACACTTTTCAGAAAATAGGACTACAGTTGGTCAAGCTGTCAAAAAAGGGCAAGTTATTGGACTTTCTGGTGGAGCAGTTGGAGCAAAAGGGGCAGGACTTTCAGGTGGGCCACATTTACATTTAGGAATGAAAGACAATGGCTCATTTGTTGATTGGTCTAAAACTTTTAACCTCAAAACTTTTACAAAAGATAACCAAGAATTTTTTGATTGGTCTAATGTCGAAAGTAACGAAACTAAAAATGATAATATCCAATATTTTAAACAACAAGATGATATGTCCCAAGCTGAACGCGACGAATTCAACCAACTTCGACAAGAAATTAGTCAGTCTGAATATATTCGCACTGTTACTTTGCCAGACAAAATCCGTCTATATTCTAGTCAACAAAAACCAATTGTTGACCAGCAAACAAGAGATAGACTACTTGCAAAACTAGAAAACAAGGAAAATTATTATTCTAATAATCAAAATGAGAATGCAGATAGTATAATTAATGAATTGACCTATTACTTAGGCGATGACAACATGAATTATAGAAAAGCCCTAAAAGACACTCAAAACCAGCTAGAAAGTGCTAAAAAGGAACTGCAGGACTTTCAAACTCAATTACCACAATTGAAACAAAATGTAAGTGAAAATAGTCAGCAATTACAAGACAAAGATAAACAAATTCAAGAACTACAAAAGAATTTGTCCGATTTAAACCAAGAAAAACAAACTTTGGATTCTAACTTGAAAGATTTACAAGAAAATTACCAAAATTTACAACAAAATCATAAGACAGAAACTAACTTTTTGGCTAGTCAAATTGTCTTAGGAAGTAAAGAATCTTATAGCTTAAATAAAGCTTTTATCGGTTGGGAAAAGAACGGTTTGATAACTGGTTTGCTTTCAATGAGTGCAGTTTCAATTACCGCAATTATAATTCAATTTGTACCCTCGTTAAATGCATACAAAGATATGATTATACAAGCTCTAATATTGGTTGGTTTTGGGGCTACAACTTCTCAGGCTACTAAAAATGTAATCAATAGCTAAAATCAAGTATGTCGGAAATTCCGACGAGGTTTAATAACAACTAATTCTTATGAAAAAAATATTTGAAACTTTTCTCACACATCCAATTGTCGTCGATCAAATTATAAAGAAACTTCCAGAAATGTTTGTTTTTTTTGCTGTACTTGTAGTCATCAGTTTTGGAGTTTATGACCCATTCATTGACTATACTTTTGTACTCATAATGTGGATTTTTGGCTGGCTACTCGGTGTATTATTCTTAAACAATTATGACAAAAGATGATCAAAGTAAAATTTTAGTTGAAACTCAAGTCAATGTTGCTAAGATATTTGAGCAAATCAAATTTTTGACTGCAACAGTTCAAGAATTAAAGCTTGAGCAAAGAAAGTCTATTGCAGAGGTTAAAATCGAACAAAAAAATATGAGTGAAACAATCGAAAATATGAATGAACGATTTCTAAAAATCGAAAGCATAACAGGATATATTCGCTGGCTTTCTGGCCTAGTTGGAGTCTTATTTGTACAGTCAATTTATTCATTTATTGCCTCCAAATTATTTAAATAATGCCTAAAAAATTATTGTTTGTTGTGATTTTAGACTGGTTAGCCACAATTTTTGGATTGTCTTTGGCTGGTGGTTATTTGGTTGAAGCTAACCCAGTTGCTTCTCTTGCAATCAACAAATCACTTTTCATTGTTTTTTTGTATTTTTGGCTTTTAATGATAAAAACTGGCTGTAATTTGCTTAAAAACAACTGGAAAAAGATTTGGGAAAATAGCTTTTTTTTTGGTCATTTTTTCGGGTTTATGATTTGGGTTTATCAAATTTCTGATATGTTTATTGTTAGTCAAATTCTATTTTTCCTCACGAATTTAGCTTTTATTTTATTAATATCTATAATTGTAACTTTTATCGAATAATGTTTGAAACTTCGCAATCTAAAGAAATCTCACAAGTTGAAAAAGAGAAGGCCAAAATTAAGGTTTTAGCACTTCTAAGCTTGGTTTGGCAAGAAGCTTTAAAAAGGGAAGTTGAAAAAGAGAAGTAACATTTAATAATATTTTAAATAGCAAATCAGGCCCCAATGGGGCCCTCTGAGCTAATTAATCTAGAAGTAAAAGACTTGTACTTTTACATAGTAGTATTTACACTTTCCTTTTCGTTTTTCAACTATTAGTTTTGCTCTTTCTATTCTTTCGAAACGCACGCAATCTTGCGACAATTCAAAAGAGCAATAATTCCAATTGTAGTTTGGAGTAAAGATTATAATTTGTCAATGTGTAGATTTTTTTAAGTTCATAATTTAATTATATTAATTAGTTTGTATATTTTATTTCCATAGATTCTTTCTCCACACATCCAAACCCATCTCAAAAAATTTCTTCATATGGCTATTTGAGTGCATATACTTATAATTTGGATGTATAATCACCCAATTATCATAATTATTATAATTATAATTTACATAAAATGTGTGTGATTTCAAAAAGTTTTGGTATTTTATAGCAGTTTTATTTAACAAATTAATAGAAATATTAAATTTGCTAAATTTTCTAGATTTATATAAATAATCTCTGAAGCTTTTATTTTCTTTTATGGATAAAATTAAATTTTTTAAAAGATTTATCGCTTCTTTTTTTGGAATCTTTCTGTCTTCTATCCAGAATTTATAAGTTTCATTATTTAGATAATATTTATTTTTTATTGGGTTATAAATTAGGTGTGGCATATTGCTTATTTAGTTTAAACATTATCAGTTTTAGGTAAAATATCCTCCTTTTTCCAATTCTCAAAAAGACTTTCCAAGCTTTCCTTTTGGTAATTGCCTGTTTCTAAAGTATAATCGGAATCACTTGGCAAAGTTTCAGTAAAGCTGATTTGAGCAATTTTCATTCCAGCTTTGACTTCAATATCTGTGCAAGCATAAAACTCCATACACCAGCGATTATGAAAGCCAACATCACCCCAACCAGCCTTTGAATGACCCCAACCAAGTCTGGCAGGAGTTGAACGCAAATGCCACTGCGGGTGAAGATTGCTACTTGCACTTGTACCGATAAACTCTTCTGTATAAGCCAGAAAGAAAATGTTTTTGGGAACTAAAAAGGAATCAAGTTTTGTTAAATTTAACCAAATATCTTTTTCAGGAAAATAAAGCCAATCTCCCAAATGCACATCTACACTTTGGTTTTTGGCAAAGTTTTGGATTTGGTAACCTTTTGGACTGTGGTAAATGATTTTACCTTGTTTGTGGGCTTGTAAGATTTGGTTAGAATTGAGTATCATAAAACTTTTGATTGTTGAACTAGATTTTTGAAATGCATTATGTCAAATTAAGCTTCTTTGTGTATTTTTCTATGTAAATAAATCTTTCTTGTGTAAGTTTTTTGTTGATTAAATATAGGTTAAAATGAAATAATCTACTAAATTTATCTACTAAGTTACTACTTTCACCTACTAAGTTTTAAAATGATTAAATAAAGGTTTTTAGGCTTATATCTTTTAAGTTTATCTTTTAAAAGAGGTTTTTTATCTTTTAATTTATAATTTAGTAGTTCTCAAAGAGCCTTGTAAATAGATTTGTTTATTCAATATTTAATTTTTCGTATTCTTGATTAAGTTCAGCAACAGTCATTGCACCAGATTTTAATATTGCTTCAGAGATTATTTCTGGTTGATATACATCTCTTAGCTCTTTCATTATAAAGTTGCTGAGAGTATATTTTCTAAAATTTGAATCACCAATCTTAGCAAAAATTTGATCATACATTAAGTTATTACTACTAGTTAATGAAGTAATACTAACCGATTCAATTTTCTTGGGGTTTTCTTTTTGGAATTCTGGCAAAAGCTTGATGCAGTTTAAACAAGTAACGAATGCTAAACCCTGTACATCATTATTTAAATCTGTTGTGTATTTTAAAAATAGCTCAGTTATATAAATGCCTACTGTATTAAATTTAATGTAATTAATTTCTCCTCTAAAATCAGTAGAAGTATAAACTTCAAAAATTTTTTGCCCTGCGTTAACAATTTCTCTGTTTTTTGGATCTTCTAGTAATTTTAGTATTTTGGTAGTTAGTGCACCAGACATGTTAATTTATGATTTTAGATTTATCAAATAATACCTTGATTAAGGTTATTAATTTTTGGTTAATTGTAAAGTGTTGAATTTGTGGTAAAATTCTTTTAATTCGTATAAATTTATTATTGGTAACTTTTAGTTTTTGGGTCATAAGTTAAATTTGCTATAAGTGATTTTCCAAACATTCTATCTTTTGCGAGTCTAATCATTGATTCTCCTGTTTTTTTTCTCCAAATTAGAAATATTAAATCACTGTCCATTTCGATTGATCCAGATTCTCGCAAATCTTGAATTTCTGGCTCTTCCCGAGTCAAAGTAGCTCTACTTAATTGTGCCAAAATTATAATTACAATTTTTAGTTCTTTAGCTAAAAGCTTTAATTGTCTTGTGATTTCTCCAATTTCTAAATGTCTTTGTTTATTGCTATTAGTTGTAATTAGCTGTAAGTAATCAATAAAAACAAATTCTAAATTGTTATCTTTTGCTTCTTTTCTAATTGAATTTATGATTTTGTCGATATAATATTGGTCATCAACTATTTTGAGTTTCATTTGCTCAATTTTTTTTATTCCGTCAGATAATTTTTGACTTAAGTCATACTTAGCTATCATTTCTTGTGTTTTTGGGTTCCCAATAGAATGGCAATATTCAAATGGCACACCAGATGAACTAGACAAAATTCTGGACGACATGACATGGCAATCCATCTCTAAATTGAAAACTAATGTTTCATGATTTGAAGCTATATTTTTGATTAAAGAAAAAAGTAAAGTAGATTTCCCAATTCCAGAATAACCCCCAATTGTACAAAGTTGACCTGGCAAAAAACCAGTGAAGCTTTTATTTGAATTTTGGTTTTCATCTACATCTTTAAATCCAGTCTTCACCAAATTTGAAATATCATGGTTTAAAATCTTGAAACTATTGTTAATAATTGATTGAATTGTTTGTAACTTCGTGTCGTCCAAAATTTGGGCTTTTTCTTCAATCATTGCTATAGTTTGCTTAACTTCTTCCAAAGACCCTAAATTCTTTAGATTAACAATGTTATTTTGCAAATATTCTTCTTTGAGTTCTTCCAAAGCATTTTCAAAGTTAGCTATCAAAGAACTTTTGGCGATACATTCTAAAAGTAAATCTTGATCTACTTTTAAATTTGTTAAATCTAAAAGAATGTCTTTATCGCTTAATTCTTTGATTTTTCTTATAATATCTATAAATTTTCCTGTGAAAAAGTCTGGTAAAAGCTGATTAGTAATTTTTTTTTGTTGTTTAAGACTTTGTGTGAGTAAAAGTGAGCCAATTATTGATTGTTGTATTTGAGACATAATATTGTTTTTTGTTTAGACGATTACAAGTTCGTAATCAGAATGATTGCTTTTGTAGTAATTAATTTCGTTTTGCAAATCTTCAGTTGTTGCGAAATCTTTTTTATAAAGTGTGAATTTTTTATTTAAATTTTGAGTTTGAGTTGAAGTTTGGGCTGGATTGTACCATTCTTTTGTTTTGTTTCTTTTGAGTTTATTTAAATTTGCTGATTCTAAATGAAAAATAATAGCATTGAAACTTATTGATTGTTTTTTTCCTTGAGAATATTGAGCAATTTCTAAATCAATCTCAGCTTCACTTAGATTTGGAAACTTATTGTCTTTAAGCTGATCCCACAATGGGTTGTTTTTTAAATTTGGATATTGATTTTTTTCTTGTTGAAAATTTGAGTTTGGTTTGGTGTCTATGTTGTTATTCTCTGTAGTATTCTCTGTAGTATATAGAACTGACTTTTCGGCACCTAAAGTTCCGCCCTTTTGGCACTCAAATAGGTGCCCTTTTGTCAGTTCTAGTTCCGCCCTTTTGTCAGTACTGATTAAATAGAGCTTTTTGTTGTATTCTTCTATATTAAAAACCCAATGATTTTTTGCTGGTAATCCTTTTCTTTTACAAGAAAACACGCCAGAATCTATAATATCTTTTTTAGCTTTTAAAAGTTCTTTTTCTGTGAGTCCAGTTTCTTCAATTAATTCACTATCAGTTTTATAAAATTCTGTGTCTCTAACTGCTGATGACCAGTAAATTAATTGGCTTAGTAAAACACCTGCTGTTAAGCTACCAGTGATTTTTGTATTTGATTTTCTATAAGCAATTGGTCGCTCATTTAGTAAAAAAAATGTTTCTTTTGTGATGTTATAAGACATAAATTTTGTTATATTAATTTGGTAAAAATGAAATAAAAAAGCATTGAAGAAATTACTAAGAATAAAACAAAGTAATTGAAGTCGTTATTTACTGCTTCATTGCCTACTATTTTTGGCAACAAAACATTGAGCATAAAGCTAGCTTTTGGGTCATATTTGTTGTATTTTTGTCTAAATTTAAAGGAAAAATAGACATTAAAAGATTTACTCTTGACAAAATTAGAAAATTTGCTGAGTCTTAAGTTGTTACTTTTCTTTTGGAATTATTGGTTAGCTCTTCACGGAGCTAATTTTTATTGAGTATCACATAGTACAAATATTAATGAAAAAACTGAATATTAAAATTATATTCTTGACAAATATTTAAAAATGTATTTTAAAGCTTATAAATAATAAGACATATTATTACATTTCCCGCTCTAAAAGCGGGAATTTTGTTTGTTTAGTCTTCAAAATTTATAGTTACCAGCGGTAAATATTGAAAAGTTTGTAAATACTTTTCTTGAATTGCAACTTGACCTCTTCCTGTTATTAAAGTTTGGGTGTAAGCTATGAATCTTTGTGTTTTAAATTCATTATACGTTTTTTCAATTACTTTAAAATATTTGTTATCAATAAACTTTTGAAAAGGCAATCTATCAGATTTTAAATATCCATAATTTTTAAGCCATTTGAACATTTTTGTTCTACCTGTTCCTAGAACTTTTGCAAATTCTTCAATAGTTATGGCATTTATTGAATCATGTACAGCTTGTGTGAATTCAATAGCTGGCCTAGCTTCATCTAATTTAGTTGTTAATTGCAATTTTTCCTCTTCTGAATTAACTAAAGCTTTCAAAGCTTCTAAATAACTACTCGGAAGTTTTGGGGTTACAACTTTTTGCTCTAATTCTGTCATATAGTCAAAAACTTTAGCTTGTAAGTCATAGCTATAACTCATAGCAAGCAGACAAGCCTCACGTTTTTGGAAAGAGTAACAAGGTTTTTCTCGATTCATTGAATCTTTATAAGATGAGCGGAAATTTCCGCTTAACTCTTCACCAAGAACTTTCAAGACTTTTTCGAGAAAATCTTTGTGAAGTAACTTACTTTGACTTTTGTCTCTGTTAGAGTTAATAAATTTTACTAAATCTAAACTAGAAATAGTTGCTTTGCTAGTTTGGACTGATAGCTCAGGTTGAATGTACAAATTATTATTCATACCGATTTGTTTTAAAGTTCTACACATTAATATGCAGAATCTAATATACGGGTCAATCGGCTTAGAGAACTCCCGCATACTAGATTCTACATACTATTTAAGCCAAAACTATTAAACGCAGTTTATTTAAAGTAGTCAAGCCCCTTGCGAGGCCCGACTATTAACTTAATACCAGTTATTTTTTAACCAAAAGTTTTTTGCGTTATTCCAATTTCCATATCTTGCAGTAACATATTCATTACCTTTTTTAAGAGCTGTTATTGGATTATTCCAATCTGCACCTGCTTTTTCAACACTACAAGGTAAAAATTGACATAAACCGCAAGCACCAGAACTTCTATTGATTGAGTTTGGATTCCATGAACTTTCTCTTTCAACAATAAAATTTACCGCTTCAAAATCTGATTCTGAAATACCTGCTTGTTTCATCAAATCGATGTGATTTCCAGTATAATTTGCTGTTTCCAATTCCACTTTGTTTGCAGATTTAATTGGAGTTTTAAGACTTTTTTTACAATTAAAATAAGTATATTGTTTTTTGCCTTTTACCATTTTCCAGCGATAACACTGGCTTGAAGCTTCCGCTCCCAAATTTGGAATGAAAAAAATAGTTAATAAGCTCAAAGTCAAAGTAAATTTTGCAAAATTTGACACAAAATAAATCGGTAACCAGCCGTAAATTTAAAATTGGTTTAACTGGGGGAATAACCTTTAGGGTTATTGACCCCCTTTATAGCTCTTTCGAGCTATTAAATTAAGTTCTCACACTTAATTTTGTGTAGTTGCTTATAAGCTAAATAGCACTGCCTGTAATATTTTGCTTGCATAATCAAATCAGATTTTTTGTTTCCAGCTGTAAAACAATCAAAAAGATTTGATCAAAATATAGTATTAAAATTTTAATTGAATTTGTCAACACTAAATTTTTCTCTTGACATAAATATTAATCATTGATTTGTATTACTTTGAATACAAAATAAATTACATTTGACATCAAAAAAATATTATGTTAGTATGAATATTAAACCGATAAAAGAACAAATTTTGTTTTTATCAAAAAGAGAATTAAACCTAATTGCTAAAAATATGAAATATAGAATTAAAGTTGAACAAGATTTGGATAAAAAAAGTTATAGTACTTATTTTGAATTGCGAGATAAATTTCGCAACAATGAAAAAATTTCAGCGAGAGCAGCAGTTACTTTAATCAATAACAAATTAAGCCTAACTGAAAAAAAAGAAACAATCACTTATCAGCATATTTTAAGTTTAATAAAATCAGGGATAATTGGAGCTGAAAAAATAGAAAAAGAGAATATAACTAGATATTCTTTATATAAAACTGATGTCGAATGTTTTATTTTCTTACTTTTATCAACAGAATTTGGCTTTAGCACTGGAATTTTGAAAAAAGGAAAAGAAAATAATAAAGAAAACTCAAATAATGTTATATTGATGTATCCTGTTGAATCGGCAAAACAGAAAATAACTAAATACGAAATCGAAGGCAGAATTGCATTAGAATTATTAACAAATCCTTTATATATTGAACTTTTGAAAAATCTAGGCAGTAAATTTAAAAATGATTTAAAAGAAAAAATAGAAGTTATCTAATTTTTGTATTTATCCAATTTAGATTCAACTAATCCTTTGAAAAAAGGATTTCTTTTTGTTTTTTGATAAAAAAAAGTGGATATTTTACAAGTTTTATATCAAAACTAAATTTTTCTCTTGACATAAATAAAAAATAATTTAATAATTGTTTCACAGACAACTGATTACAGACTCACTCGAAAGAGACAAACGAGATGTAAGAAGACAACTTTTTTTAATTTCTTATTTTAAAAGAATATAAATTTGTTCGATTTGATTCAGTCTTTTATTATGAATCACACACTTTTAATTCTTTAAGTAAGAAATAACTTATCAAAATTATAATATGTCTAATTATTTACTAACTTTAGAGCAAATAAAGCTCTTTTTAAATTTAACAATTGATTTAGTTAAATTACTAAATAACTCAAACAAAGAAGACTTTTCAGATATTTCAACTGAATTAAACAAAAAACTTAAGGAAATTCAACTTTGTATAAATTTAACATAATTTCAATATGCCAAACGAATTAAAAAATACAACTCTTTTCACAAAAAAAGGCTATTTAGAAACTTTAAATAAAAACAATTAGTTTTATGTTACTTTCTTTGTTAATCAATTATTTATCGACACAAGAAACGACTGATGAGAAAACTACTCATTTTTTGGAAGCAGGCTATTATAAATTTATTTCTGCTGAAGAACTAGCTAATTTTTCAATCAATAATTTAGAAATTGCTTCAGAAAAACTTGAGGAATACATAGAAAATTTAAATCTTTCTATACAAGATGAGTTTGAGTTTAACTGTTACATCAAAAATATTGATCAATACGATCAAGGCGACGACGTTCATTGGCATTATACTGTAGATTACGAAATAATGACTGAAAATCACACTAAAGCTCAGAATATTCTTTTAGCTTTAAATACTACTTTAGAAACACTTAAAGCATTTAATATTCAGAAATTCGAAAAAGAACTAAATTATGTCTTCTCAAAATAATAACCTCTCTTGTAGATCTTGCGACTTTTGCGAATCTTGCAAATCTTGCGAATCTTGCGACTCTTGCAAATCTTGCTACTCTTGCAAATCTTGCTACTTTTGCTACTCTTGCTACTTTTGCAACTATTGCTACTGGTGCAAATCTTGCTACTATTCAAAAAACTTAATAATGTCTGAAAATCAATTATTCTGTTTCGCAGAAATGTTTGGTAGAGAATATGCTGATTCTTATCAACAAAAATCTTTTCGTGTTTTTAATGTTCAAGTAACAGAAAAAGAATATTTAGAAATTAGAGAAAAAGTTTGGAAATTAAATTTGGGAGAACGAAATTACCAAGAAAAAAAGCAAGAATTACTTGAAATTCCATATTTCAACGCTGAAATATTTGAAAAAATAACTGGATTAAAAATTTAAACTATGACAAAGAACTCTAAAAAAAGAAGTAAAACATTCTACTACAACTTTGAAAATGGCTATTTTGTAGCTAAAAACAAACCAACAAAAAAGAAAAAATCAATATTTTCAAATCTTATTAACATTATGGACTATGTCTCAATTATATTTTAACTATTTCGTAGCTTTATTTGCTACAAGTTTAATTATTCCAATAATTTTATCCATTTTTTTTATATTTTTAGATATCTATAACAACTTTAAAAATAAATAGAATATGGAAATGTTAGAATTAGTAAATTTTTACTTAAAGATTGGATTCATAGTTACAATAATTATGAGTCTAATCTTAGTAACAATAACTTTCGTTATGCTTTATTTTGAGCATAAAAACAGTAAAAAAAAGTAGTATGTCTATTGAACAATTAAATAAAATTTTACTTTCAAAATGGAAATGTGGTGAAACACTTCTTAATCTTTTTCAAGATGTACGAGAAATTTATGGTCAAGTTTCTGGTGGAGAAATTTTTTATTGTTTTGCAAAAGCAAACAAAAAAAATCAAAAGTTTATGGAAGAATTTAATAGAACTGCTTTTTTATAATAAAAAAAATGTATAAAAAAATAATAATTATGTCAGAAGAAAATCAAACAATTTTAGAAAAAGTCGAAAAAATGACTCGACTCTTAGACGCAGTTTTAGTACAAGTTCGACAAACTGATGACTTGATTCTAATGCAAGAAGTCAAACTAGAAATCGATCGTGTTATTAAAGACTCTTACACAAAATTAGATAAAGTGCGTGAGCAACTCGCTTTTGATATTTTGGAAGGAGAAAACTTTAAAGAATACAAAAATTACCAAATTAAATCAACAGTTAGCAATAGATTTACTTTAGATACTAAAAAGCTCACAAGCTACTTTGAATCTGAGCAAAAAGTCAAAGACTTATTTTATACACATAGCGAAACTAAAGCACAACTCAAAATTATTAAAATTTATTAATTATGGCTAATCCATTTTCACCAAACTACCAAACACCAGCTAAAACTAGCGGATATTTTAAAATGAGTGATGGCTCAAACTTAATCAGAATTTTAAGTGCTAAAGAAGATGTAATAACCTACTTTGTAGAATTTATTGACGGAAGCGAAGGCAAAAAAGAGAAAATTACTTATCCCGACAGAGGCGACGGATCGTTTCCTGAAACTTTAGGAGAAAAGCCCACAAAACTAATCTGGGCAGTTATTATTTATAATCATGACTTGAAAAAAGTTCAAGTAGCAGAATTTTCACAAAAAACAATTCAAAGCTATCTTTACACTATTGCCAGTGGCAAAATAAAAAATGACTGGAGACAGTTTGACATCCAAATTACGAAAACTGGGCAAAATATGGATACAGAATATACTTTAATGACTGGAGACACTCAGCCTTTGTCTTCAGAAGACCAGGCAATTTGCAAAGCTGAATACTCAAAAATTAATCTTGAAAAAATGTTGACAGCAGAAGACCCTTTTTCTGAGTCTAAATAACACTAAAAACACCAAAAATATGTCTGAAATAACAAAAACAAACAACAACTCAAAAAACTGGATTATCGGCATTTTTATTATTAGCATCTTACTAATCCCAAAACTTGCCGATTCCGAACCAACAAAAGTCAAAGCAGAATCGGGTCAAATCGACAGCTCCGCAGTTTCCGAAACTAAAGAGGAAATCGAAAAACAAAAGCAAAAATTGGAACTCAAAAAGCAAATGTTAGATTTGCAAGAAAAGCTAAAAAATATAGATTCGAGTCAAAGTTCAAGTGAAGAAAAAAAAGCGGTGGCGAAGTGACAGTTCGCCAATCCGACGAAGAAATGGCAAATCGAATCAATGAATATTTAAAGTCAAAAAATTCACCACTTGCAAACGAAGACTTAGGCAAAGACTTTGTTGAGGCTGGCAAAAAATATGGTAATCACCCATATTTTCTAGTTGCAATAATTGGAGCAGAAAACAGTTTTGGTAAAAATATGGCTGATAAGTACAATTTAGGCTCATATTTGCTAACTGATTCAGCATGTGCCAAGAAATGCCCAAACATTGGCTTTAAATCTTTTAGAGAAGGTATTTTTGGCATTAGTCAAACATTGTCTAACGATATGCTAGGTGAAGGTACGCGAATTTGTGATTTTTCAAGAGGAGGTTGGAAAGTTTGCCCAGATTCTCCAAACAAAGCTAAAAACCAATATTATGCTTCAAGTTTAGAAAACTGGCATACAAACACAACTAAATTTTTTGGAGAACTTTTGGGCAAAGAATTACAAGGTATAGAATCTATAAAATTAAATTAATATGACTGAAACAACCTTACTTTTACCAAACAAATTTGATTCCTTCATAACCAGCTATTTTGCCAATCCTTTGAAAGGAGTGATAAAAAACAAGTCAATATTTATTGTAGCCCCGGGCTTAGAATGCCCAATTATGTTCCTGAAAAAGCCCAAAAATTTGACAAAAAAAGAATGGGAATTGGTCCAAGAATGCACTCACTTCACTTTTAACCTAGAAAAGTTTAAACAAGAAATTAAAAATCTAAATTCTCTCGAAGATGTTCAAAAAAAGATTAGAGAATAAATAAGTCTTTATGTTACTTACAAAATACTATAATTTAATTTTAGCATGTCTAAACAAGAAATTCTAGATTTACTTTTAAAAGCTTATTCTGCTGGAATAAGTCAAGGACTTCTAATAGCAAATGAAGAGGCAGAAAATAGACTTTTATTTGACGCTTTCAATAATTGTTTAGCAAGCCAAAAATTACCTTTGAATCATACGCCGATGAGTTTCGAACCAAAAAGTGAAAAGTGGTTCGATTGCACAAAAAAAGAAGCGGAAAAGTTTTATGAATTGGTTGCAAAATATTGCTCAAAAGAGAAACAAGAATGTCTTTTCTAAACTTGAAAAAAAACTTGACAAATCAAATAAAACATTTTAAACTAAAATCATAATAATTTAAATACTATGTTTAAAAATAATGAAATAATTGTAATCTTTGTCGGAGTAGTGATACTATTTAGTATATTATCATTTTCTTTATTTATTACAATAAATACACAAAGATTAGAGATTTGCAGTCGCAAATATGGTGGAGACTTTTCAGAAATAATGTACGCAAATTTTGTTTCTCCAAAGTGTTATAATCCAGTAACTCAAGAAACAAAAGTAATTCTTGATAATAAATAAAATATTTTAATCCCAGCGGAAAACCTACGCCTGTAATAGCGTGGGTTTCTATACTAAAATCAATTTATGACTAAAGACCAAAAAACCGATTTCCAAAACTGGAAACAAAACCAAAATCAACTTTTGCCAGAAAGCCTTAAAAATGTTTTGGTTGAGGATTGTTTGAAGGAATTAAAAAACTGGAATGTTTTAGAAAAATATGATGTTTTAAAATTATTTCCTACACAAGATTTTTATTTTTTTCCTGGTGATTGCTGTTTATTTAATTCAAATTTCACATTTATAAGCAAAGAACAAAGAGATACAAAAATTTTATTTATCCAAACCATACTCTCTTGCACTCCAAACGATCAAGTAATAATACAGTTTTTGGATGTGAAGAATGATCCCGAAACAATGAAATCTGTTTTAATTGATTTAAATATACCAATTTATCTTTTCACAGATACAGTTTTATCAAATTTGCGGATTACTTTATTCTTTGCTTTTGCTTTTTTACTAAGCGATGGCAAAACTTTTGACGAGGCTTTGAAAATTATAAACTTAATTTATTTGCAAAATATCTATGTCTGACACTAATAATCAATATCTACAAAATTTAAAAGCTGAAGCACAAAAATTCAACCAAATCATCGACTGGTTCGAAGAAAACTATTCGGACAAAGATTATCTATACGACATGGCTAATGAACCTTTTGATAATATGCGAAGAGGGGATTTGTTAGAACTTGTAGAGTTTATAAATAAAATAGCAAATTATAACATCTGACTTATGTCTAACTTATATCAAATCAAACCAATTAGCTAATGTCTATAATATCTATTTACTTAACGTATCGAGAAGACGGAGAAGAATATTTTTTTGCTAAAAATTCTAAATCCGAATATTTCCAAAATACAACTGAAAAAGGTTTAAAATTTGTTTCAGAAGCAAATTCAGGAACTATGTTTAAAGCTCTAGAAGAGCTAGAAAATCTACTAAATATTTATTTTGACAGATTGAAAAAGTTCAATTCAAAACCCAAAATTATAAAAACTTTAGAATTTTAATCTATGCCTAACTTATATCAAATTACAAAACAACTACACGAAACGGTTCAAGAAAAAGCCAAAAAGCACAACTTGGAGTTGGAGATTGAAAGTGATAAATACTATGGTAACCATAAAATAACAGAAAATATACAACTAGTATCAAGTGATTTAGCTTATCATTTAGCTATAGACAATAACTTTGACCATATTTTTGGGGTAATCCAAGCCGACCAAATCCGCCAAATCTTAGTGGCTTTTAAAGATGTTTTGATAGACGATAAAATAAAAAAAAATGCTGAATGGTTTAAAGATATAAAAGAAACTGATATTTGCCCTTACTGTGGTTTTAGAATTATACAAAATCAAGCCGAAGATCTTTGTGACCGCTGGCTAGACGGTTTAAATCCACTTTTCGATCGTGAACCCGAAAAAGTCTTGACTGAACTAAACAAAATTTTAAGTGAATTATAATGTCTAATTACCAAATCAAACAAATATCAGTCCGAGAAAATTGGGATAAAAAATATTTAATCAGAAAACCAGAAATTGAAGCTGAATATATTAATCACTTAGCAAAAATAAAAGCTAGCGGTAAAACTCCGACAAAGTATATTATAGACAAATACGAAATGAAAATTGGTGATTGGCTACTAACTGAAAATGAGTACCCATACAGTTGGCCAGAAGACTTTCAACACAATATTTTGTGGATTTATACTAACAACAACCAAAATGCGACAGAAGACGAAGCAATAACTTTTATTCGCAATTATTACCCAAACCAAGCATTTTTCTTATTTGAAAACTTAAAAAAGGAGCAATCAGTTAAAGAAATGCAACATTTCCACGTAATTTTTTTTTGAAATTTAAACACTCTAAGTAAATATGAAGAAAACAAAACAAAACTGGGGCGGGAAAAGACTAAATTCAGGACGTAAAAAAATGAATCCTGAAAAAAAGCAACTCAAATCAATCAGTGTTTTACAATCCGATTATAAAACTTTTTTGAAACTTTCTAAAGATTATAAAATATCAATGAATACACTATTTATGATATTTTTGAGTGAATTTAAAGATGATTTAATCAAGAAACTTACTGATTATTGATTAAACTTGAAAAAAAAACTTGACAAATCAAACACAACTACATTGGTTTGATAGTAAAAATAGATATTATTAATATTATACGCAATTAATAAATTTATCTACAATAGCTTTAGCTTCTTGGAAACCTTTACAAACAAAAGCTTTTATATTTGTTTGATTAATCTTTTCAATCCAAACTTTTTGCTCATTTGAAAGAATTCCCCCTTGCTTTCTTTTCATTTCTATAAATATTGCTTGCTTATTTACTATTAAAAATAAATCTGGTAAACCTTTTCTAACTCCTTGCAAGGAGTTTTTTCTTTTTTGAATTGGTGAGGTTGTAAAAGTTGAATTTGGAATTGCAGTAAAAATAATATCTTTTCTTTGCAAAATTAATATTTCTAAATAATTAACCAAAGCTTTTTGTTCGGCACTTTCAAACGGTGTGATGTTAGTCATTAACTAAATGAATAATAATTTTGTTATTATGACAAATAATATTTGACTAAAATTTTATTTTAAGTAAAAAATATAACAAAGATATAAATTTTGTATGGAAATCAAAAATAAGATTTTAAAAACTGAATTAGTTAATTGGCAAGAATTAAAAGATTTACAACCAAATAATTTAAAAAATCCATATTTTAACGAAAAGACAAAACAAAGCTTAATCAAAAATGGTTTTAGTTTTGCATTTTATGTTTGGGAAGATAAAAATGGTGATAAATATTTGGTGGACGGTCATTTGAGATCTGATCTACTTAGAGAACTGATTAACGACAACTACATAGTCCCAGACCAATTAACCTGTACTTTTTTAGATCTAAAAACTAGAAAAGAAGCGGTAAAGTATTTGCTCGAGGTTTTTAACACCAAGAAAAATCCGATTGACGAAACAGCGATGGTTGATTGGTTTAAGGTGGAAGGTATTGAAATTGAAGAGGTAGAAGTGGCTAGTTTGGATGTGGAAAAGAGTTTAAGTCCTGATGATTTAAACACTGATTTTGAATTACCCAAAGGAGACAAAGAACCATTTCAACAAATGACTTTTACAATGGCATCTGAGCAGGCTAATCAACTCAAACGAAAGCTAGATGAGATCAAACAAACAGATGAGTACAAATACTGCGAAACTTTTGGCAATGAAAACTCAAACGGCAATGCACTTTATACTTTAATTACTAGATTTTATGGGTAGGGCTAAAGAAATTATAGTTAAGGTTATACCCTCAAAAGTCGCAAATGATTTTGTTAAGAAATGGCATTATTCGGGCAAGGTGGTCAATAACTCTAAATTGCATTTCGGGGCTTTTTTAGATGGTACTTTACATGGTGTTATGAGTTTTGGGAGTCCAATGATGAAAAATAAAGTATTATATTTTGTTAAAAATACTAGCTGGAATGAAATGCTAGAATTAAACAGAATGGCTTTTGATGATTACTTACCTAAAAACAGTGAATCAAGGTGTTTTAGTATAGCAGTTAAACTACTTAAAAAGAATGCAGAACACATTAAATGGATTCTTAGCTATTCAGACGGGACACAGTGCGGAGACGGTGCTATTTACAGGGCAAGCGGTTTTGTATTAACGGATATAAAAAGGAATACAGGGATAATAAAACTAGAAAATGGAGAAATTAGAGCTAAAATGACCTTTACTAAAGGCAAAAGTATTTTAAAACAAAATGGTAAAGCTAATATCCCTTTAAGTTCTGAATATTTAGATGGCTTTCAACTTCGCTACATCTACCTTATAGACAAATCCTGCAAAATAACCGTGCCAATTTTACCATTTAGCAAAATAGACGAAATGGGAGCAGGAATGTATAAAGGGCAAAAAATAACATTGACAGAAAGACAAAACCAATTAAACAAGTAATTATTGCCTTGTTAGTTTATGAGTAAAACACTTTTCAATCCAGAAAAGAAAAAGAGGTGCAAATCCTACTACAAGGCTCCAAAAACATTATGAAAACCAAACCCGCAATTCAAAAACAAATAGACCAAGTCAAAATTTGGCTAAACGAAGGGCTGACTACGGGTGAAATACAAAAAAGATTTACCCAAACTTACCCTGACTTTCCCAACAGCGAAAAGACTATTGACAATCGCATAAAAGAAGCCAAATTACAAGCACAGCCACTATTAGACGAGAGTTTTAAGAAAACTGATATAGATATATTAGAAAGAGAGAAAGTCGCTCAGAAACGATTACACGAGGCACATCTTGGAATGGTTGAATTTACAGCAGGTTTAGCAGAAGATATTTTAAAAGTTATGAGGGAGCAAGACATTGCAAATAATCCCTTGCCTTATTTGACCGCTTTGAAAACTGCACAAAAAGCTGGCTTAATTCTAAAAGATTTGAACCCGATTATTAGATTAGAAAGAGGATTACCGAACGTTATAAGTAAGAATGATAATTTGAATACAGAAAAACAATATATTATAAACACAAATTTAAATGTAGATGAAACAAAGTAATTTCATATTCTACAATTTTATTAAACCAGCTTTCGAATCTAAAAAGAAGTTTGTAATAGTCCGGGCTGGAAGAAGAGTTGGCAAAACATTTGCTGGTGTACAAAAAATTTGTTTATTTGTTTTAACAAAACAAAATTCAAAAGGTCTTTGGGTTGATACTGTGCAAAGTAATATTGCTAAATACATTGAAAGATATTTTAAACCAATTTTAGGTGATATTTGGGAAAGCATAGAATATGATAAACAAAAGCAAATATTAACATTTGCAAATGGTTCAATTATCGACTTTGGTTCAGCAGAAAGACCAGAAAATCTTGAAGGTTTTGGTTATGATATTATAATTTTAAACGAAGCTGGAATCATTTTAAAAAAAGAAGGACTTTGGGAACGCACTATTGCCCCGATGGGTTTGAATGCCCAAGTTTTTTTCATTGGTACACCAAAAGGCAAAACAGGCCATAAATATTTTGAACTGAGTCAACTTGCTTTAAACAATCCTGACTGGGTAGATTTTCATTTTCCAGCTATTGAAAGCCCAGAGTACACGCAAGAAATATTAGACAATATAAAACAAACTACCCCTTCTTATTTATATTCTCAAGAATATATTGCTGAATTTGTTGATGTATATGAAAATAGTTTGTTATCTCCAAATGACATCAAATATTATGACAATGTATCAATTGAAAACTTTGACCAATTGTATTTGTACGCTGACACAACACACACTGCCAAAACTACTTCTGACTACTTTGCTTTAGTTATCATTGGTCAAAACAAGATTGACAAATTTTTCTATATTATAGATTTTGTTTTGACAAAAAAATTGACCCCGATGCAACAAATAGAAACAATAATTAGCTACTTTGAAAGATACCCAAAGATAATCAAAGGAAACTATGACGCAGTTTCTAACGACGGCTTTGAAGAATTTTTTAAAAAGATTTGTCGTGAGCAAAACAAACATTTCAACTTTTCTGGGGTTAAATTTCAAGGAGACAAAGTTAAACACTTTTTAAGTAGTGGTAACTTTGACAAATTCAAAAGTCATTCAGTTTTATTACCAAAATTTCACTCACAAATTGCAATTGCTGTGGATCAGCTATTGGCTTTCCCACAAAAAAATATAAACGATGACTTTGTTGATGGACTTTCTGGTGCTTTAGATAATTTTCAAAATCAATCTATAGATGATATTTTTAATAAACTAAATAAATCTGCAATTTATGTATAGTAATATTCCTTTGCCAAAATATGTAAGTACTGATCATAGAATAATTGTTATAAAGAATAAGAACCCAATTATTAACGCTTGGAGTAAAAGAGAAAAAAACCTTTTATTCAAAATGTATTTAAAAAATACATCGAAATATGGGGGTTTTGTAAAAACAATCAAAGAATTTTCTTCTAACTATAATAGAACTTATTCTGCAACTAAAAAAAATTTGTATATTCTAATTAAAAATAACTATAATATACAGTAACCATTTTTTTTTGTATTATTAGGTTGTAATAACCCTAATTTATGGCAGATATTTATCAACCAATTGCAGGACCAGTCGATCAAAGTCCAAAAAAAGTAATTAGAATTAAAGATATAGGAGCTATTGACGGAGCAGGAAATGCAATATATTTACCAGAAGTTTATGTTAATAATTCTGCAGGTAGCACAAGTGATGTAGCGACAGAAACTACTTTGTCAGCAGTAAATACAAAAATCCCTGCTATTGGACAAAAAGCAAGTGCTAATTCTTTACCCGTTGTTTTAGCTAGTGACCAAACTTTGCCTTTGCCAAGTGGGGCTTCTACTTCTGCAAATCAAACTACTGGAAATACAAATTTAATAAGTATTAATGCAAAATTAACTGTAACCCCACTCGCAAGTTATGGACAAATGACGGTAGGCACAACTAGAGGAGCTTTAGGTAGTTCTGTACAACTTTATCAGGGGTTATATGTCAAAGCTGATTCTGCAAACACTAGCACAGTCTATATCGGGGGTTCTAGTGTTACAACTTCCACCGGCTTTATTTTAAAAGCTGGAGATGCTGTTTTTGTACCTGGCACTGATTTATCTACAATATATGCTATAGCTTCTGCAAGTAGCCAACTAATTTCATTCATTGGAGGTTAATTATGAATTTACAGCAATTTTATGCTCGCTACAGTACTGTAGCAAAGACAATTTATTTCCCGATGACAGTATCGGGTTTGTCTGCTGGCTATGACATAACTCAAAATAGCTCTTCAACAAACCAAAACGATTTGTCAGGCAACGGCTACAATTTAACTGGCACATCTACCTATTCCGCAACTGGCTTGAATGGCAAGCCCTGTCTCACTTTCAATGGTACTAGCGACATAATGAAATCTAGTACTTTTATCCCTTCTGTAAGTGTTTATAGTTGGTTTATTGCTTATAAGCTTATTACCAATACAGGAAATACAAAAAGTGCGTTTGTCAATGGGAACGCAACAAACGGTTTTGCTTACAGAATAAATGCAAACAGAAACGTTCTGCAATGCGGGGTTGGTGCAATGTCTGACGGAGCAATTTCAGGAGGTGTGCAAGAAGTTTTAGGTTGTGTAAGCAACGGGACTACTGCAAATAACATGTATATTAACTCGACTACTGCAACTTCAGTTGGAACGACTGCTTGCACCACTGCAACTGGTGGGGCAATCACCATTGGAAATAGACTTGACGCTGTGAACGCAAATTTAACCGAATGGTGCAATTTTTCGCTTGGAGAACTTTTGATTTATAATAGGGTTTTAAACACTACAGAAATTAACAGTATCATGAATTATCTAAAAACAAAATGGGGTTTATAAATGCCAACTTTCAATTTTCCAGCGTGGTATATTTCAGGTGTATTACAACCTGCCCAAACTATTGTCATAAACAAATTTGAAAATGTTGAATGGAATAATAGCTTTTGTAGCGTTGGATTAGATGAAAACAAGAAAACTGAAACCAATTTTTGGGTTGGAAAGTCTGGGAAAGCTTTTGGAGTTGCTTTACAAAAAGCTTTGGATTATTGCGAAAGTTTTAACGGTGGCACAATATTTCTAACTAATAGAAATAGCTATTTTTTGGAGGCAAGCACTTCAATTTTAGTTCCAAACAATACGAAAATCGTTGGGCTTGGACAAAACTATACTAGAATTATTAAAGATGTAAATTGTGATAGTACTTTTTTGTTTTATCAGCCAGCTTTCACTGGAAAAGCTGGGACTGCTGGTTTTAAAGCTATTCATTTTGAGGGTTTTACTTTCAGCGGACAATTACCAGCTGGTTGGACAGTCAACCAACAAAACGGTTGTTGCTTTTTTGCCTACAGCAAAGGCTCTTCAAAGAGTAACTTTATCGATTTAAGTTTTGACCATTTAGACTCTTCTGCTTTGGGGTTTGAACCAGTTTTTTCGTCTAGTGGTGAAAATGGTATAACTTATAATTACAGCGATATATATTGCGAAAGAATTTATACTGATTGTGCAAGTTGCGGTTCTGGAATTGCGTTTGGTGGGCCTGGTGCTCAAAACTGCAATGTCATTAATTCTAGCGTGCAAGCAAGAGATTCTGCTATTGCCTATTTTTCTCCACAAGCAAATTGTTATGTAATCAATAACACAATTAATGGGTTTCAATCAAACACTGGGGCAGGTGTTGAATTGTCTTTGACTCAAACTTGCGTCGGGGGCTATTTAAACATTTTAAACAACAAAATCAAAAATTATAACGGAAATGGGGTTTTCTTTAATGATTATCAGAACAACAAGAATTATTACAATCAGCTTTGCCAAGTTGCTTTCAACGATATTTCAAATTGCAAAATCATTTCTAATGGTGGTGGTGGAAATGGCATTTACAACAATGGAGGTAGAAATATTTCAGTACATCATAACCGAGTCTATAATTGCGAAAAAAATGGAATAATCCAAACAGCAAGTCTGGCGAAAGAAGGTCGAAACAATAACTATTATTATAATGAAGTATTTAATAATTCTACTTCTTCTAGCGGGGGTTATGCCAATTTTGCTTTTACAATTGAATCAGAAGGGAAATTATTTGATAACATTGTTAAGTATAATAACTTGTATGATAACAACTATAATAAATTTGTAAGAAATGGAATGAGTTTTGGAGTGATTGGGGGTTATCCAGCCAGTTCATATTTTGCTCGGAATATAGCACAAACTAACTTACAAAGAGTAAATCAAAATTCAACAACATGGTTTAATTCGACTGTAAGGCCTCCTTCTGAAATTCAAACTTCAAATACTATTCAAACTTAAGCCAAAATGTAACCAATTTAGTAACTTAGTAATATGCAAAGAAAAAGAGTTAAAAAAAAAGGTAGAAATACTAAAGTAGTAGATACAAATCAAAGAATGCAAACTGAATATAGCCAGTTGTCATCTTTATTCAATACTGGTTATTTTGGATACAGAGGGAATGATTCAACAACAGGAGTACTTGATTATAGAATTTCTCCTGCTTTGCTACAAACAGTAGTTACAAGCCCAGTACCTTTCAGAATGATTGAGACTATTAAGAATTTGCTTTTTAAACATGGTTGGAAAATAGGTGGCAGAAAACAAAAATCAAATTACTACACTCAATTTATTAAAGATTTAGGTTTTGATAATCTTAAAGAAGATATCTTTTATTCTTTAATTGGGGCAAGTGGTGGTAATGCTTTGCTTTTTATTAGAAAAAGTCAAGAAACTTTTAGTGTAGAAAATACAAGTTACAATAATCTTGAATTAGTTTTGGAACCATTTATTGCAGAAGGAATACAAAGAGTTAAAGTTTTTGGTGATAGAAACCAAAGAAAAATTCAAAAATATGAAATATTAGATAGCAAAAATAGTCAAAAGGTTATTACAACTATTTCACCTGATAGTTGTTTGCATTTGGGATTATCTAGGCCAGACGGTGATTATATGTTTTACACATCGCCAGCAATTGTTGCTGCACGAGCTTTGAAACTAAAACTGGAAATGTTTATTTCTACCGAAACTTCTTTTGCAAATGGTATGAATTTTAATAAACTAATTTCGCCAGACTTTTCTTTAGCTAAAGATGTCAATATGCTTGATGCTTTAGTGACTCAGTTTAGCAAATGGACACAAGAGCTTGAAGCCACACGAGGCCTTGAAAATAGAAATAAAGATATAGTTTCAAGAGTCCCTGTTAGTGTACAAAAAATTGGGGCAAGTAACTTAGATTTAGACGCAATCAACTTTATAATAGCTTGTGATAAAGAAATTTCAGCTTCTTTTGGGGTTGCAGTTAGCAATCTAGGTTTTACTGAATCTACAAATTATAGTACCAGTGAACAAAATAGAGAAAATTTGACAGAATTAAGCATTGAAAGTCTCAAAATTTATTTTAAAAAAATTCTAGAAAATCTTTTGAGTTTAGTCTTTGCAGACTATGATTCAGAACAAGAACCTGTTTTCTTTGGTTATGACCCTTCTGAAGAAGATTTAACTATTAGAGAGCAAAACACTCGAATATTTAATAATTTTATTACAGCAGAAAAAGCTTTACCTGGTGTTTTTGATATTGAAGATCATATCTTGGAAAACTTAGGATTGAAAAGAAAAGCAGTTGTAGATCCAAACACTGTAGCTATAGACACAAAAAATACTATTAGCCCTGTCGATAATCCACAAAATGCTAATAATCAAAATAATAGAAGTGCCACCCCAGATATTAAGTCTAAAGAAAATATAACTAAAAATAACCAAGAATTTTTTGTTTCAGACTTTTTATTAAGTGATAGCTTCTTAAAGATACAAAGTAAAATTAAAAAAGCACTAACTAAACAAATTTATGCAGAAAATTGAAACATACTTAAACAAAGCAGGTTTTGTTAGCATAGCAAATATAGTGGCTAAATCAGCTATAGAATCTTTTAATAGTAAATATGGGACCAATTATACTGTAGGCACCATGCCAGCAAATTTAGTTGATTATATTAATCTATTTGTTGCTGTAACTTTATTTGGCTGGGAAGGGGTAGATACTTCTATATATTCACAAAATATAATTGATTTAGTAGAAATCCCCAAAGATTATACAGGAATAGATACTGAAACTGAAAGACTGTTACAAAACAAAGACAAGAAAGATTATGATTCAGTAATTGAGTCAAGAACTAATACTATAAGCGAAATACTTGCAACTACAATTTTCCAAGCTTCTGTTTATCTTTTAAGTGATGATTTTGATTTATTATACATGGGGTCAATTTCAATGGAAGACCCAAAGGTTAGGCCTTATCATGCTTTATGTAATCGTAAATTCTGGAAAAAAGGAAGTATTAAAAACCCTTGTTTAGAACCAAATTGTCGATGTAAGCCATATTTTTTTAAAAATATTCAAGAAGCTATCAATAAAGGCTTTTCGCAGTTTTAAAATAAATATACAGTAACCAATTTTTTTTGTACTATGTGAATGTCTAGAATTAATTTTTATGTTAAATACTATTGAAAAAGTTAAGGAAAGATATAATGATTTAGCAGAACTAAAATCTAC